GGATCGCCGACAACGAACTCGGCTGCGACCCGGAGACCTGGCGCGCCAGAACCGGTGGCGGTGGTCAACACATCTACTTCCGCTATCCCGATCGTCTTTCCATCCGGAACACGCAGGAGACGATGGCCGGCATCGATGTCCGTGCCGAGGGTGGCTTTGTCATCGCCCCGCCGTCGCTCCATCGCAACGGCAAGCCCTACCGCTGGCTGTTCTCGCCCTTCGACACCGAACTGGCTGAAGCGCCGCAGTGGCTGCTGGCGAAGGTCGGTGCCACCCGGGCGCTCGATCTGGCGGCCTCGTCGGCATCTGCTCGGGCACAGGCGCCGACGCCAGCGTCGTCGTCAGCGCCAGGGTTGTCGAAAGCTGAACCGGTGACGTCTGTCGCGGTCGATCATGACGCTGTGCGGCAACAGAGCACCGATGCCTGGGGCCACATCGTTGACGGCCGCGACGTCTACATGCGCGACATGATCTGGGCGGCAATCGTCGCTTGGTATCGCGAATGCCCGATCCCGCCATCTGATCGCGAGACCGAGCAGAAGCTGCTCGAGGTGTATTCCGTCTACGAGCGCAAGGTGCGCCCACAGACTGCCGGCAACACGCTCGACGACGAAGGACGCGGCCTTGCCGCCTTCCGCGACAAGTGGGCCTACGCCATGCGCCAGTGGGACAGCAAGGTCGCCGCCGCCGCCAACAAGCCTCCGGACGCGGATGACGCGACGGTGGCGGCAGGCGCCTCTGCAGCTGTGGACCCGTCCACCGAACTGGAATGGTTCGACAATATCACGCCGGTCATCAGTACGCCCTACATCGTCAAGGACGTTCTCGATCTCGGCGCGATGTCGGTCGTCTATGGCCCGTCCAACTGCGGCAAGACCTTCTTCGCCCTCGATATCGCTTATCATGTCGCCATCGATCATTCCTGGCGTTCACGGCGCGTTGCAGGTGGCTCCGTCCTCTACCTTGCAGCCGAGGGCGGCAACGGCATTGCCAACCGCATCGTCGGGCTGAGGAAGACGAGCGGTGTCGTCGACGTGCCGCTCGCCTTGCGTCGGGCTGGCCTCGATCTCCTTCACCCCGAGGCCGATACGGATCGGGTCATCAGGCTTGCCGAGGAGGTCGCCGGGCGCGCGCCGCTGAAGCTGATCGTCATCGACACGCTCTCGCGCGTCATGGCCGGCGGCGACGAAAACGGCCCGGTCGACATGACCGCCTTCATCAAGAATGTCGACCGCATCCGCCATGCTTGTGGCGCGCACATCATGATCGTCCACCACACCGGCAAGGATGTCGCCAAGGGCGCGCGCGGGCATTCCTCGCTCAGGGCCGCGACCGATACCGAGATCGAGGTCTCGGTCGATGAGACCGAGTTACGCGCCGCCAGGGTGACGAAGCAGCGTGACCTGCCCGGGGGTGAGGAGTTTGCCTTCAGGCTCGATGCGGTGGGGCTTGGCGTCGACGAAGACGGTGACGCCGTCACCACATGCATCGTGGCTCCGATCGAAAAGCAGGAGCAAACGGATGACCCGCTGCCACCACGGGCAACGTGCAAGGCCATTCTCAAGGCGATCGACGAGGCCTGGCAGGCGAAGAACCCGTTCTCGATGGCTCCCCAGGCAAAGGCCTCCGGACGCTACGCGCCACGAGCCCTCGGCCAGCAGTTCAATCTGCCCGGCAAGGTCATCGAGAGCCTGCTGTTGAGCTGGATCGACAACGCCATCGTCGCTGTCGAGGAGACTGATTCCCACACCAAGAAGCGCGGCCTGAAGGTGCTCGAATGGCTGGATTGATGAATGCGGAAGTCTGCGGAGGTTGCGGAGGTACCATGCTTAAGTCGTTGAAATCATTATGCGGGAGTCTCTGCGGAAGTTGCGGAGGTCCACTACCTAAGCCATTGATTTTGCTTGCGGAGGTCTGCGGAGGTTTACCCCATACCTTCGGTAGTGCGCTTCGCCGCCCCGCTGGGCAGCTCGCGCATCGTGCGATGGAGGTCGGGTATGGCCGCCATTAATCGCAAGCCCGATGGCGCGGTGATAGGCGAGCGCGACGACTGGCAGTTGTCGCAGAAGCGCTTCCCCAATGGCTGGACCAGCATCAAGCTGGTCCACATGACGGCCCGCCGGGGAGCAATCCGGAAGCGCTCGTTCCACCTGGGCTGGAACGGCGCACGCTTCGCCAACGGTCGCGACTTCACCATCCTCAGAAACCACTACCCCAACCTTTGCGACTGGGTGCGGGACTGCGTCATGGAGAACGATCATGGCCTATGACTTCGATACCGCCAAACTGGCGACCAGGGCAAAAGCCGACATCGTCGTCGACATGATGGCGGCGCTCCACAGGCTCGATGCGCTGGCGCGCGACATGGAGCGCAAATGGGGATCGTGCCGGTTGCCGTCGCTGGTTCCCGACGATCTGGCGAAGCGGTTCTACTCGCAGCATCGCAAGGTCTCGATGGCGCTGCGCGAAGGTCGCCATCAGGATGCCCTCCACGAGATCGAGCGCATGGTCACAGCTTGGCGCTTCCTTGATCAAGAAGCAGACAGGCTGGGTGCCGAGCCCATCCATCCTGCTGTCTGGGAGGTCGCGCTCTCGGACGGCACCGTGGCGGCGATCGTTCAGGATGAGGATTCTGCGGCAGCCGTCGATCCACAGGACCGCGCCATGAAAGTCTATCTGCTTTCCGAGGTTGCCCGCCTCATCGAGGCCATGCCGACGGTGATGGCGATCAAGGACAAATGGCCCGGTGCCAAGGTTGTGCCCACACGCACGATCACTGCCGACAATTACTGGTGGGAGCATGGCGATGAACTGCCGTTTTGATCGAACCCGCAGCGGGAACCAAAGCGATCCGATCTGGACGCCAAAGCTGGTCGAGGAGCGAATGGCCGAAGCGGCTGCAGTTCTCAAGCGATTGCCCGCGCCGCGCCGGCAAGGGTATTTCAACACCTGGCCCCGCTACAGCTATGAGTTCGCCGACCTGGTCGAGCAAGCGCCGCGGCAAACATCGCTGCCACCGCCATCGCCCGCCACCATCTCCCGCATGGAAGAAACGCTCACCTGGACCATCGGGCTCGATCCGCTCGACGGCAGGATCGCTTGGCTGCGCGCCCACAACACACCCTGGAAGGCGATCTGCTGGAAGGTTGGCTTGCAGCGCTCCGCCGCCAACGAACGCTGGCTCTACGCGCTGTGTGTTATCTCCATGACGCTGAACCGCCAGCCGGTGCCGAGGAACCGCTCTCGGCGCTATGTCATCGAGCGGGTGCGGGATTTTGCACACACCCGTTCCGATAGTACCAAGACAACGTCCTGTTAACTATCTTGCCTCACCTTGAAGTTGTCGATTAGTTCCTCGTTCGACCCAATACGGCGGCGCATGTTCATCATCCAATCCTTGTGCCGCCGTTTCTTCTACGCACTATCAGCCTCTGAAACGAGCAACGCGTGAGCGAACTTACCGCAAGCGGGACAAACCTAACCACGCGTGGAACGGGGCATGCTCAGCAGGCGGACGCTTTGCTAATCTTTGAATCAAAGTCGATCACATGTTTTTGCGATCTGTTCAGCGTCGGTGCCGCATAGTTTCCCAGGGGCGATGGAGAAAACATGCCATGCAAAGCGACCATGCGGCTGCCCGCATCCATCTCGAACGAGCCCTCGAACAACTGCAGGGTGACGACAAAGTTAGCGTCCAAGCCCGCCAGGCCTTGGATCTGTTGATTGAGGCGGTTGTGGTTGCGCAGCACCGCCGAAAGCCGGCCGAAGTTGTATGGCTCCCGACAAGCAGAACCGCCAGACGTTAATGTTCGCTGTACATGCATCTGCGTAGCTGAGCTAAGTATGTCCGCCGGACATATCATAAGCGGACAGAAACGGCTGGTTTGGGGTATATTCTGGCTATGCTCGGGAGAGTAGCGCCCGCGACGGATACTTCCATCGCGGGCGTTGTCGTTTCCGCCACCACCATCATCATCGAGATCAGCATCATGCCTGTCCGCCCGCCGATCCATCGCCCGGTTGGCCGGCGCGAGAAGCGGGAGCGTGACCAGGACTATGCCCGCCAGCGCAATCCGGTGGCCCGAGCGCTCTATCGCTCAAAGCGCTGGCGAACGGAACGCGCATCCTTCCTGCACGATCATCCGCTGTGCGTGGAATGCGCGCGCCATGATCTGATCCGACCGGCCAGCGTCGTCGACCACGTCGATCCGCATGGCGGTGACGAGATGGTGTTCTGGGACCGCAGCCGATGGCAGGCGCTGTGCGCGTCGTGCCACGGCCGGAAGACGGCTGCGAAGGATGGCGGCTTCGGCAATGCGCGCCGCCGCTCGTGAGCCCCCCCGGGGGAGGTCAAATCTCTGGAGAGTTCGACCCCAGGACCGCGCGCCACCAAACGCGCATCCGTGGCCAAAATGGCGATGGGGGGGGTGCATGGCTAACATGTTGATTTTGTTGGAAACGGAAAACGCAAATGGCTGACCTTGCGCACAATGCGCCCGATCATGGCGATCGCCGTCTTGCCGTCGAATATCGGCCGCTCGATGCGCTGGTTCCTTATGCCCGCAACGCCCGCACGCATTCGGAAGCACAGGTTTCCGAGATCGCCGGCTCGATCCGCGCCTTCGGCTTTACCAACCCGGTGCTGATTGCCGAGGATGGCACCCTGATCGCCGGCCATGGAAGGGTGCTTGCCGCACGCAAGCTCGGCATGGCGACGGTGCCGGCCATCGTGCTGTCGGGCCTGTCGGAAACCCAGCGTCGGGCGCTGGTGCTTGCCGACAACCGCATTGCCATCAATGCCGGGTGGGACGAGGAACTGCTGGCGCTCGAGCTTTCCGATCTGCAGGAGGCAGGCTTTGATCTCGGGCTCACCGGCTTCGGGGACGACGAACTCCAGGACCTGCTCTACGGCCATCGCGAAGAACAGGGCGGCCTGACCGAGGACGACGCCATTCCTGAAGTGCCGGCAACGCCGGTGACACGGCGCGGTGACCTCTGGCTGCTGGGTGAACACCGACTGCTCTGTGGCGACTCCACCGATGGGGCAGATGTCACCAGGCTGATGAATGACGAGCGCGCCGCGCTGTTTGCCACCGATCCGCCCTACCTGGTCGATTATGACGGAACCAACCATCCGACGAAGAAGACCGCCTCGGCGCGGGCCAAGAAGATCGCGAACAAGGATTGGTCCGATGACTATGTCGAGCAGAAGCACTGGGATGATTCCTCACAAGGCCCGCAGTTCTACGAAGCCTTCTGCCGGACGGCGATCGAGCATGCCATTGCCGAGGACGTCGCCTGGTACTGCTGGCACGCCTCGCGCCGCCAGCGCATGCTGGAAAATGTCTGGGACAAGTTCGACGTGCTGCATCACCAGCAGATCATCTGGGCCAAATCCCGCCCGGTGCTGACCCGCTCGGTCATGCTGTGGGCGCACGAGCCCTGCCTGTTCGGCTGGGTTCGCGGCAAGAAGCCAAGGATCAATCGCGAGGGGTTCGAAAGCTGGCCGACGACGGTCTGGAACATCCCGTCCTCGGAAATCGAGACCCGCGAGCATCCGACCTCGAAGCCGGTGCGGGTGTTCACGCTGCCGATGCAGCTGCACACCCGTCCGGGCGACATTTGCTACGAGCCGTTCTCCGGTTCCGGCTCGCAGCTGATCGCCGGCGAGAAGACCGGGCGAAAGGTCTACGGGCTGGAGCTGTCGGAAGCCTTCTGCGACGTGGTCGTCAAACGCTGGCAGGAATTTACCGGCAAGGTGGCGACGCTGGATGGTGACGGCCGCAGCTTTGACGAGATCGCCTCCGAGCGCGTGCCCAATACCGACAATGTGGCCGGGGATGCGGCCAAGGACGCGGCAGCAGCATGAAACAGTCGCGCGCCATGTCGCTGGTGGAATCCCTCACCAATGTCGCAATCGGCTACGGCATCGCGGTGGTGACACAGATCGTGGTGTTCCCGCTGTTCGGATTGTCGACCACGCTGGCAGAGAACATGGCCATGGGCGCGATCTTCACCGTGGTGTCGATCGCGCGCTCGTTCACATTGCGGCGGCTGTTCGAGGCAGTACGCCTTCGCGGTAACGACACTGGATAATGCATGGAGTTTTGACATGGCCGGCCGCAAGCCGCTGCCGACGCATCTGAAGCTGGTCAAGGGCACGGCGCGGCCGCACCGCCTGAACAAGGCCGAGCCGAAGCCGGTGGGGGCGACGCCGGAGCCACCCGACCATCTCGATGAGGAGGCCCGCGTCAAGTTCATGGAGATGGCGGAACTGCTCGCCCGGCACGGCGTCATGACCGAATTGGATACCGGCGCACTCGCCCGCTACGTCGTGATCTGGCGTCGCTGGCTCGAAGCCGAGCAGGAGGTGAAGCGCCGTGGTCCGGTGGTGAAGACGTCGAATGACAACATCATCCAGAATCCGTTTCTGGCGGTGGCCAACAAGTGCCTGGCGCAGATGGCGCAGATCGAGAGCGAGTTCGGGCTGACACCGTCCAGCCGCTCGCGCATCCGCATGGCGGAGCCTGCCGAGACCAGTGATCCATTCGAGGATTTTTTGACCCGTGGCAGAAAAGCGTAAATCCGGCAGCCGCAGCAAGAAGCTGGTCTGTCCGGTCACGGCCTATGCGCGTGGTGTCATCAGCGGCAAGATCATTGCCGGCCGGCTGGTGAAGCTGGCCTGCGAACGCCACCTTGCCGATCTGAAACTTGGTGGCAAGCGTGGCCTCGTCTGGGACGGCGCTGCCGCCCGGCACGCGATCGCCTTCTTCGGTCATCTGCGTCATTCGACCGGCGAATGGGCAGGAGAGCCGTTTGCGCTGCAGCCGTGGCAGCAGTTCGTCGTCGGCTCGCTTTATGGCTGGAAGCGGAAGACCCGTTCGGGCCAACATGGCTTGCGCCGTTTCCGTACGGCTTACGTCGAGGTGGCGCGGAAGAACGGCAAGTCGGTGCTGCTGGCAGGAACCGCGCTTTATGCCCTGATTGCTGATGGCGAGCCAGGTGCGCATGTCTATTCGGCAGCGACGACCCGCGACCAGGCGCGCATCGTCTTTGGCGAAGCCGAGCGCATGGTGGCGGCAAGCGCGGCGCTGCAGGCAAGGATTACCAGGACGGTGAACAATCTGGCGGTGTTGCCGACGTCGTCCTGGTTCCGGCCGCTGTCGGCCGACGCCACCAAGATGGACGGATTGAACATTCACTTTGCGGCCGTCGACGAAGTGCACGAACATCCGGGACCCGAGATCATTCAGAAGCTGAACACCGCCACTGGTGCGCGGCGCCAGCCCTTGATCTTCGAGATCACCACGGCCGGTTATGACCGCCATTCCGTGTGTCGCCAGCATCACGAATTCTCGGTCAAAGCGCTGGAAGGCACGGTGCCGACGGAGTCTTCCGATAGCTGGTTCGGCTACATCGCAACAATAGACGATGGCGACGACTGGACCGACGAGACTGTCTGGGTGAAGGCCAATCCGAGCCTCGGCGTGACGGTGAAGGTCGACGATCTCAAGCGCCAGATCATTGAGGCTAAGGAAATGCCGGCGCAGCAGAATGCCATCCGCCGGCTGCGGCTCAACGAATGGACCGAGCAGGTCACGCGCTGGCTCGACATGGGCGTGTGGGAGGAAGGCGGCCTGCCAGCCACCACCGACTGGCGCATCGTCAAACACGAGCTGGAGGAACTGGAAGGCAAGCTGCTCGGCCGCGAATGCTATGGCGGGCTGGATCTTGCCCGCGTCAATGATCTGTCAGCCTTCGTGCTTCTCTTCCCGCCGACGCTCGACGACGATCTTGGCACCCTTGCCGATAAATGGATCGTGCTCTGCCGCTTCTGGATCCCGGAAGACGACATTCTACGCCGCGTGCGCCGCGACCGCGTGCCCTATGACGTCTGGCGCGACCAGGGATTCTTGACCGCCACGCCCGGCAACGCCACCGACTTCGCCTTCGTCGAGAAAGAGATTATCGAACTGGCGTCCCGTTACGATCTGCGCGAGCTGTCCTACGACCGTACCTTTGCCGGCGAGATCGTCCAGCATCTTCAGGATGAGGGATTGAACCTGGTCCAGTTCGGCCAGGGGTTCTTGAGCATGGCCGCACCGACGGCGGAACTGGAGCGGCTATCGGTGTCGCGATCGCTCTGGCATGGCGGCCATCCGGTGTTGCGCTGGAACGCCTCCAACGTTGCCGTGCGCC